CAGTGTATGGCTCAGGCCAAGGCTTCGACAGCCTCACGATCAGACCTGTTCAGGGTATGGGTGTGCATCCTTCACCGCTTGGACTGCTGCAAGCCATTCCGCTTCTGTAGCATCCCCACGCTGATATTCAAAGAAGATAGGGTCAGCGGTTTGCTGGTAGGCGGATTGTCTTGCAATTTCCACGCGGGCATAAGCGGTTTCATATTGCACTTCAGGCCACAACGCGAGCAAAGCTTTTTCGGTAGGCTTAGAGGTTTCGCTTAGCCAAGTCAACCCGCTGTAATCATCACCCTCAAGAGTCCACTGCTCGCCCTCAAACCTTTTACTCAAAATGTTTGCAATATCCATTAGACCGCTACCTCCTGAATCGTCAAAGCAGAAACAGCACGAGGACGCGATGCAAAGTCTGAGTCATCTTCAGACCTGTTGATATACAACGTCTGCGTATTAGGGTGCATGTTTATCGCACGAAGCGTGTAGGTGTGCGAGCTTGTATCTCCTGGTGAATGAAGCAAATGAATATGCGGCATTGTCACAGCAAGGGTTGAACCGCTGGGGGCGGTAACACCTCCAGCACCAACCCGCGCCCTAGACCCCGCAGCATCGCCAATTCCAATAAGTGCGCCATCATCCGCCAGCGCAATACCAACATTCCCAATACTGGCACTATTCGCCGCTGCGCCAAAATACGCCATCATAATCAACTTGTTACTAGCGTTCTGCATTGTGTGAGTAATAGACAAACCCGTAACGGCAACATTCGCACCAGCTCCCACAGAACCAAAACTCAAAGCAGTTGTGTTAATAGCGGTCTTAGTTTCAATCAGCCCGCCAGTATCAACCGGCCCCCATGCTGTCGTGTAAACCTGCAACTCATCAGAATCCTCAAGATAAGTCACCATCCCCTCAGAAGGCGAAGGAATCGCAGAACCCCTAGCAGCAGTCCCAGCAAACACCATCACAGACTGATCCATCAAAAAATCATTGACATCAGCTGCCTGGAGAACCTCGCCAGCCGTGAAAGTCTTTCTACCGCTCAAAATAAGCTCCTAAGTCTTAGAACGCGAGAATACCCGCACCATCTAGTTTACCGAACTCTGCGTCATCCAACACGAACAACGAAGTCTGCACCGAACCCACACCAATCGTCACAAAATGTGAGTCCGGTTCGACAGCGTGAGCAATCGCAATCACACGCCCATAGCGTTCAATTGGGTCGCCCGTCGGAGGATTCCCAGGAGTCAACTGCACCTGAATAACATCCCCAATCTCCAAACCGAACACATCAGCTTCTTGCGCTGTCGTCAGCTTGTCAATATCAATCGCAATCTGAGCAAAACGATACTCCGGCTCATCGTCGCGACCCACAAGGAAGTTAGCGAGATCCTGCGACTGTGACTCATCAGACAGCAAGGTTTCAACATCACGCTCCAAAATGCCGTAACGAGTCTGCGACAAAATACTGTTGGCCGTAGCCGTACCAAAACCGCTCTCCACCGTCACCTGATTGAACAACTGCTCCGTACCGAACTCCACCGCGGCAGGAGCAAACGGGATACCGGAACCCGATACATCAGAAAACACAATAGCCCCGCCCACTGTTGGTGAAGCTAAGCGGTCACGGAACGCAACATTGCCTGCCTTGTCAATGAAAAGCAATCCGGCCTCGGACTGTTCAACCTTCTGCAAGTAGGAAAGCACGTTTCCATCAAAGGAATCAGTGCCCAACGTCGAAGCACCCGTGTCAATGTCACGATCGCCTGAAGGCCAATCCACAGTAGGCATATCCAGCACAGCCTCCACACGAGCCCCAGAAAATTGCTCTGTCGCAGTGCCAGGAGTCAAAACCTGTTGGCCGAGGAACGTAAACGCATCTGCTGCCTGCAACTCTGCCGACTGCCTACCGTTCGGCTCATAGTTGAAGTTCCAGTCCAACACCTTGCCCACATACTGAACAGCAGTACCGGCGAGGACACGCACGTCACGGCGAGGCACAATGTTATTCGCGTAAGGGCTATCTGCATACAGCGGGTCAAAGTCCCTGTCCTCGTTGTTCAAAGTGACAGTCAAAGAACCAGCGTTGAAACGGTCAAGGTCGCGGTTCTTGCCCCGAGCTAAAGACACAGACCGCACTTTATTCGTGACGTCAACAAACTCGACACCTCCCAGAACAAAATCTGTGTTATCAAGCACACCCGCCACGGGGTCATCCAGGGTAAAAGCCTTACTGATTCCCAGCTCAACAGATAACGTCATTAGGCGCTCGCAAACACAGGGCCAGAGGTGCGCTCATAGCGTTTGATAGCAGTAACAATCTGCTCCCCAACCTGCGCGCCACTCGTGCCCATACCAGCCGTCACATTGATGTTATAGGTGTTGCCCATCTTCCCCATCTTGTCCAACGGGATAACAGCTTCAGGGCCAGCCTCACCAATCAAAGCATTCATCGGGCCAGTCACGATCCCACCCTCGGCAAGCGCCACACGGGGGAGGCTGATGTTAGGCAGTTCACGGATATTGATACCAAACGAGGTGATACCAGTCAAAGCCGTCAACCAGCTTGGTGCGCTCACCTGAATCCTGTTCAAGGCGCGGATCACACCGTTCACACCATTGATAACACCGTTGGCGAACCCCTCAAACATTCCGATCATCGCGTTGATGATGCCGTGGAAGAAGTTGGAAATCCCACCGAACGTTTCCTCGAAGAAGCTGGTGAAGGGTTCCAGGAAAGCCATGAAGTCCTCAAACGCGCCAGTCAGATAGCCGAGAGCCTCAACTAGGAGCACAGCTAGAATCTCTCCCACCGTTGTCAGGATAGGGATGAGGTATTCAAGCAGGCCCGTCAGAATTGGCACAACCAAATCGATCAAAGGCAAGAACGCTTCAACAATCTTCACAAGGGTGGGTGCCAACGCGACAAGCAACTCAGTCAGCATTGGAAGCACAGCTTCAATGATCGGCAACACCGCATCAAGCAGGCTGACAAACAATTCGGCCAGTGGAGGCAACAGTTGTTCAATCAGCTCCAACACTGGAGGGAGTAACGCCTGGATTGAAGGGATAAGTGACTCAAACAAACGCACGAGTACCGGCAAAGCGGCCTCAGCCAACTTCAACACAACCCCGACAAGGTTCACAAACATCGGCACCAATGGCAAGAACATTTGCAACAAGCCAGGGATCTGTGCGCCCAAGTCTTCCAACGCTGGTGTCAAGTCCTCGACAGCACCCGTCAATACCGGCCCCAACTGTTCCACAACAGGAAGAAGCCCAGCCGAAAGTGCAGCAAAAGCCGGAAGCAGCGCCCCACCCACAGTGGCCTGCATCTGCTCAAAGTTTGCCGACAAAATACGTTGCGAGTTAGCCAAACCATCAGAGGTGTTAGCAAAGTCACCCTGAGTCTGAGCAGTTTCCTGCATCAGCAAGCCATAACGAGCCTGAGTCTTAATATCCTCAGTCATCTGCTCGCCAACACCGATCAGACCCTCTTGCAGGGCGAAAGCCTGAACCTCAGACTGCAGCAGGTTTATACCAAACCGTTTCAGCGGTTCCGCTTCACCCGCCAAACCAGACTGAAACACCTGCAACGCTTCAGCAACATCAATGTTGAACACAGAAGCAAAGTCGGCGGCCCTTGTCGTAATGTCATCGACAAAACCTTCAACGTCCCCACCGTCGCCGACAACCCGATCGGCAAAAGCAGAGAACCGGACAGCAGCCTGATTGAATGCAGACTGTGTTACACCAAGCCTGGTGGCCGCGTCCTCACCAAGTTTCGCAATACCTTCAGAAGCATCACCGTAAGACACAGAGAGCGCGTTCAGCGACTCCTCAAGGTCAGAGGCAGCGCCAATGCTTGCCTTCGCAAAGTTGGTGACAGCCCTCACAGAGAGCGCAGCACCCAAAGCGACAGCAACAGTGCCAAGAGTCTTTTTGAACCCTCCCAGCGCCTTCTGAGCCTGTTTCAGCCCATTAGGGTCGAACTTACTGACGACAGGAATATCAATGCTCATCGGATTCTCCTGTTCACAAGAGCCACATAACGTTCAATAATTCCCTTAGCAATACGGAAAACCTCATCGGCCTCGCCTTTGGCCTCGGGAATAACAAAGCGACCTAAGCCGTTCTTGATGGGATATTCAGATTTATTTAGACCTTTAATCATGTTGCGGCCACTCTGACTAACGCCTTGAGTTTTCGAGCCAGCCAGCTCCATAATCTCAAAACCAGCATTTGTCTTGCCCCGCGAACGAACCTTCATTGACACGACAGGGAAAAAGCCAGGCTTCTTTGCCCGCTTGCCTAAAGGCGTCACAACGTTACCCCGAACAGACCCCCAGTTGTACGCTGTGCCACGGGAAGAAGCAGTCGCAAACCCCGACAAGGGAGATTCCTTCGGAACCGTTTTTACGAGCTTGTTCAGAACCGGCGACAGGTCAGACTTCATATCCTTCTGCAACTGCTTCCGCAGATTAGGATCCAACTGTCGAAGCTCCCGCAACACAATCCGAAGGTCAGCTTCTCGGATACTCAACTGGGCAGGCATGATACCTCTATTCTACCTGCGCCCTCGCTTACCACTCTGGGCCTGAGAACGCGCCACAATATAGCGAGCCATAGTCCACAACATGCGTGGCTCCAACTCAATCAGCTCACGAGGACTAATACCCGTTTCGACAGAAAGAGCTGCGATCTCCCAGTGGAGGCTAGATTCACCTAGCCCTACTATTTTTTTCCTGAAGCCTCAGCAACCATAGAAACAGACTCGGCCCACTTCTCAAACTCTTCCGTAGTTTGCCCAGAGCGCTTCAAAACACTGTAAGCAAGGAAGAACAAGTGAGTGAGCCGAATCTCCTTCTCCAGGCGTGCAACGCTCAAATCGAAGCGTGCCTCAAAAGCGATCAGGTCAGCAGCAATCGCTGTGACGTCAGCGGAAGAACCGTCAATGAACTCAATGCGTAGGTTTATGGGATTCATTTGTTACGCGCCGGTTCCTCGGGTGATAGTGCCGTCTGCGAGTGGCCACGAAACGCTGAGCGTAGCCAAGTCGCCCACTGAGGAAGCATAGGGGCTGTATTCCGTGCAGAGAAACACACCGCTGTAAGCGGGGTTCGTTGCAGCGGTAGCACCAGAAGTCGGGGTGATGACAACCGTAGCGTTCGAGCCCAGAAGGGGGAACAGGGTTGCATCGACCGAGCTGGCACCAAAGTCTTGGTGGAAGTCAAGCGAAATGCTTGCATCCTTCAAGCCAGCAATACGCTGAACGAAGGTGTCACCGAAAGCGGTCACTTCCTGCTCGGCAGCCGAAATGTCGAGGGTGGCTGCAGCCAAGCTTGAGCTGAAGTCAGTCCCATTGATTGTGATGTTGTAATCAGTAGCAACAAACTTTGCCACGGTATCTCCTTAGTCTGCGTAGACAATGACAGCGAAATCCGCTGACAAATACGTTATATCTCCTATTGTAATGGAGGTGATGTTAGTCATCTCGGTGACGCGCACATCAAAAGCGTTACCGTCAAGAGTCTTGTCTGACTCGATGGCCGTCTTGATAGACCGGCCGCCACCGTCATCGATGAGCTGATCCATAGACCGTTGCGCCGAGCTCGTGGCAACCCTGCCGAAGATAACCGTCACAATGTAGTTGTATTCGGTGAGCCCACGCTGGAACGCTTGGTCGTAGCTTGTAGCTTGAAGTTGCACCACGGCCGCAGGCATCATGGGGTTGTCGGGAATGTCCGAGTAAGTACGGATCCCCGAAATTGTGCCCAGGTTTGTTGCGAGGGCTGTGCGCATACCTGTTACGGTCACGCCATCCTCACCTTCCGGTAAGGCTGAATCATGCGCTCCACATCAGGGTCAAGCTTCGTACCGACACGGACAGCACCCAGGTCTGAGAAACCGAGCACACCCGTAGGCGACTCATAGCGCTTGTACTGGCGGAGCGCACTCAAGATAGTTGCCTGCCGGACAGCCGTGGGAACAGTAGCGAAACCGAACACACCCGTCACCTGCACGCTCGCCTGATTAGCGTCAACATTCCTGGGCTCGTAAGTAGGCCACAGGTAAGTTCCCACGGCACGGATACGAGTGAACGGGGTTTCAATACCGCCAGCGAGCCCGTTCAACGGTTCGAGCTGGAAGTCAGAAGCGTCGAAGGTTGTGTCGAAAGTTCCATCACCGTTGCTG